TCTTGGTAAAGCATTTGATGAGTCTGTAGACTTATCACAACGTGCTGCTAAAGAGTTAGGTGGTGAAGAGCTATTAAAATGGTTTGATGAAACAGGACAAGGTGATAATCCTATGTTTGTTAAGCTATTTGCTAAAATTGGTAAGATGATGTCTGAAGCAGGTGCTGAACCTGGTGAAGTTAAATCATTCGAACTAACACCTGACGCTGCACAACAAGAGATAGCTAGATTACAACGTGACCCTAACTTTATGAATCAATATACTGATAAAGAGGCACAAGGTCATGCTGAAGCTATTAAAAAGATGGAATATTTATTCGGTTATGCTTATCCTGATAGCGAAGAAGCAGTGTAACTATAAATAAATAAAGTATATAATCCAAATTACGGGTAGCTCATCGAGTCCGTAGCTGTGTGCCCAGGCTTAGGGTAGCGGAGGTCCGAAAGGGTAGCCACTGCGAGAAGTTTAACTATAACAGGAGGACATTTTATGTCAACTCAAATAACTACAGCTTTTGTGCAACAGTACAAAGCTAATGTTGAGCACCTCTTGCAACAAAAAGGTTCTCGCCTACGTCCATACGTAAGAGTCGAATCTCAGAACGCTGAGTACGAATTTTACGATAGAATAGGCGCTACCAATGCATTAGAGGTGACAGGTCGTCATCAAGACACTCCGCTTATCACAGTACCACACGATAGAAGACGTGTTTCTCTACGTGACTTTGATTGGGCAGAATTAATTGATAGAACCGATCGTATTAGATTATTAATCGATCCTACATCTCCATATAGCCAAAACGCAGGTTTTGCTTTAGGTAGAAAAATGGATGAGATTATTATCGAATCAGCTTTTGGAACAGTTTACACAGGTAAAACAGGTTCTAGCTCTGTAACACACCCATCAGGACAAGTGATTGCGGTCGACTATGTCGAAAGTGGTGCAGCAGCTAACTCTGGTCTTACAATTGGTAAACTAAGAAGAGCTAAACAAATATTAGACCAAAACGAAACAGATCCATCAGATCCTCGTTATATCATTTGTACAGCAAAACAAATTAATGATTTGCTACAATCAACTGAAGTAACAAGTGCTGACTTTAACTCTGTTAAAGCTTTGGTACAAGGGGACGTTAATACGTTCATGGGCTTTGAGTTCATTAGAACCGAGCTTGTTGCGACAGATGCAAACTCTTACAGAAGAGTTATTTGCTACTCTAAATCTGGTCTATTGCTTGCAGTAGGTGCGGATGTAAATGTAGACATCGGTCCAAGACGTGACAAACGTAATTCAACACAAGTATATTGCTCTGCTTCATTCGGCGCTGTTCGTATGGAAGAAGAAAAAGTACTTGAAATTAAATGTGCAGAATAAGGAGGTAACCAATGGCTGTAACAACTCAAAATTCTACAGAGTATGGTAACTCAGTTGCCGTACCTCCAACTTTTGCTCAACCAACTGAAGCTCATGGTAGAGTACGTATTATGTTCTTTACTCATGACCAAGATGGTGCAGGAGATGCTACATCAAGTGTAGCACTAGGTAAACTACCAGGCGGTAGAGTACGCGTACTATTATCTTCATCTAACGCTTATGTAAACTGGACAACTGGTTCAGCTACATTAGATCTTGGATGGGACGCTTTTACAGCGGTTGATGGTACAACTACAGCAGCTGATCCAAATGGACTTATTGACGGTCTTAATGTGGACACAGCTGGTCAGTTCTCTTTAGGATCTGGCGTTGCTGCTACAGGCGGTACACACGTTTTTGAAAGCAGAGACGGAGTTATACTTCGTGCTACTTCTCAAGACGTTGCAATCGCTGATGGCGATGACCTAGTTGGCTACATCATGTATGTTGTAGACTAATAGAACGGGGGTACTTCGGTACCCCCAACCTTAGGAGCAAAAGATGGCGACAGCGGCAGCAGACGTAGATTTAGTAAATAGAGCTTTAGCACTTTTAGGTGTTGAGGCTATTACTTCATTAGCAGATACAAGTAAACCAGCGGCAACCGCTAGTGTTTTATTTGATGATACAAGAGCTTCAGTATTTAGAGCTCACCCATGGAATTGTTTAATTAAACGTGCTTCATTAGCACAAGACGTCGTAGCACCTGCTTACGGCTTTACATATAAATATGCATTACCAGCAGATTATCTAAGACTTGTAAATATAGAAAATGGATTAGAATTATTTCAAATTGAAAATGGATTTATACTATATGATGAAGATGTTTTAAATATTAAATATGTAGCACTAGATACAGATGTTACAAAATATGATCCATTATTAAAAGATGCATTAGCAGCAAGACTTGCATACGAATTAGCACAACCTTTATTACAAAGCACTAGTGCAATGTCAGACATGTTTACATTGTATGAAACTAAATTAAAAGAAGCTAGATATGTAGATGCACAAGAAAACTGTTATGATACATTAGAAACAGATTACTGGATTGAATCAAGACAAGGACTAAATAGACCAAACATTGAAACTCCACCAAGGAAATAACTATGGCTAAAGGTACGCCGATACAAACAAATTTTACCGGTGGTGAAATTAGTCCTAAACTACTAGGTCGAGTTGACCTAGAAAAATATACACAAAGTTGTAAAAACATAGAAAACTATATTGTGTTTCCACATGGTGGATTAACAAAAAGATCAGGTACAAGATTTATAGCTGAATGTAAAGACAGCACAAATAATAAAAGATTAATACCATTTGTATTTAGTACAACACAAGCTTATGTACTAGAGTTTGGTGATACATATATTCGTTTTTACCGTAATGAAGGTCAAGTAACATCAGGCGGTTCTGCATATGAAATATCATCACCATATGCTCACGGTGATTTAGATGGTTTATCATTTACACAATCTGCAGATATTCTATATGTAACGCATCCTAATTATCAAACAAGAAAAATAACAAGAACAGGTCATACATCATGGACAGTTACAAAGTTTGAACCACAAGATGGTCCTTATTTAACTGATAATACAACTAGTACAACAATCACTATATCAGCTCATACAGTAGGTACAGGCAGAACAATGACAGCAAGTACTGGTATATTTGCAAGTACTGATGTTGATCGTGTCGTTAGATTTCGTGATGGTTGGGGTTTAATTACAGCTTATACTTCAGCAACTGTTGTTACAATAGAAATATTTCATGATATGGGTTCTACGTCAGCTTCTTCAGACTGGGCACTTGGTGCGTGGTCAGGTACTACAGGTTGGCCAGCATGTGCTACATTCTATCAAGATCGTTTATTTTTTGGTAATACAACAAACCAACCAAATACAATATTTAGTAGTAAGTCAGGTGACTTTGAGAACTTTGCAGCAAATGATATTGCAACTAGTGCAGTTGCTGATGATTCAGCTCTTATCTTTACATTGTCTACAGATCAGGTAAATGCAATACGTTGGATGTATGGTGCAAAACAATTAGAGATAGGTACATCAGATGGTCCATTTTTAATGTCATCAGGTTCTGATAACTTAGCATTGACACCTACAAACGTAACAGTAAACAGAGAATCAACAGATGGTGTAGCACCACAAAAACCTATTGGTGCTAGTAAATTTACAATATATACAGATTCAAATAAAAGAAGAATTAGAGAATTAGGTTATAAACTAGAAGTTGATGGTTTTGTAACAAATGATTTAACTTTACTTGCAGAGCATATTACAACAGGTTCTACAATTAAAAGTATTACATATGCAAGATCTCCTAACAACATTATATGGATGTTATTAGAAGATGGTAGTTTACGTGGTATGACATATGAACGCGATCAAAATGTAGTAGCATTTCACCGTCATATTTTAGGTGGTACAGATGTAGATATAAAATCTATTGTCACAATACCTAATCAAACAGAAACAGAGAATCAGCTTTATATGATTGTAAGCCGTACAATCAATGGTGCTACAAAACATTATGTAGAATTTTTAGAAGAAACATTTGATACAAACGAAGGTAAATTACCTGCCGATGCTTTCTTTGTAGATTCTGGTTTAACATATACAGGCTCAGCTACAACTTCAGTTTCAGGTTTAGATCATTTAGAAGGTCAAACAGTAAAAATATTAGCAGATGGCGCAACACATCCTGATGTCACAGTTTCATCTGGTGCTATTACACTAACACGAAGTGCTAGTACTATACATGCGGGGCTTGGTTACACAGCTTCTGCTACAACACTAGACCCTGAGATACCTGATCAATTTGGTACATCTCAAGGTAAGACAAGACGTATAGAACGTACAAGTATACGTGTTGTAGATACCTATACTTTACAAGTAGGTCCTGAAGGTAGTACTCTAGAAGAGATACCATTTAGAGCTGCTGGTGACCCTATGGATACTATTACATTGTTTACAGGTGATAAACGTATATTGATTAACCATCAGCCAGAACGTAAATTTAACTTAGTTATCCAACATAATAAACCACAACCATGTACGGTATTAGCAATTATGTATGCATTGGTGGTGTCAGACAGATGATATATAATGTAGTATTACATAAAAGGAGAATGTCTTAATGTGCGATCCAGTAACAGCTTTAATGATAGCCACTACAACTGTAGCAGTTAATTCAGCTGACAATGCAGCTACAGCTAAAGAAAATCAATTTGATGCACAAGCTCAAGTAGCCGATCAAAATGCTCAAATCAGCTTAGCTATGGCACAACTTGAAGAAGATAAATTAAATAGACAACTTTATAAAATAATAGGTAGTCAGCGAGCAGGATACGCTGCTGCAGGGGTTACAATGGAAGGTACACCAACTGATGTAGCAGTTGATACAGTTACACAAGGTGAAATAGATCGACTATCAATCAGATACGGTGGAGCTGTTAATGCTTACAATTCTGAAGTACAAGGTAAAATGGCAAGAGCAGATGCTCGAATGGCTGATAGTGCAGGAGATTCTTCAGTGCTTGGTACAATACTAGGTGGCGGAACAAGTTATTTAAAAGCAAATCCTGGATCATTTGGAGATCTTGGAAGCATATTTGGTGGCGGTGATGGAACTGATTATGGAACCATGTTATCTAGACCACCAGGCGGATCAGGAGGATATTAATGCCAATTGTACCTACCACTACTGATGCTATTCAACAAGCTGTAGACCCTGTTCAAGTTGATACAGCTAAAAGTTGGGTATTTGAAAAAATAAATCAGTTAAAAAAAGTAAGTAATACACACAGTGTTGATTTAATAAATGCTATTGATTCTAAGCAGTATGTTGAAAATCCAGGATTTGTATCAGGTGAAGACCCTGGTACATATACAAACCAAAAAAGAGATTATATTTCTAAAACATTACAAAGCCCTGAATTTACACCACCTAATGAAATTGCTGCACAACTTTGGAATCAAGAGACAAGTAAATTTACTGCAAGCGAAATAAATTCTGCTATTAATATAGAAGCTCGTACTCGTATAAATGGACGTGTAAATCAAGTGAGATCAGGTATAAATAGTATGGTTGATAATATAAATGAAAATCCTTATCCTGGTAATTTATTTAATTCACTAGAACATTTAGAAGGTCTTATAGGTACTATTGATCAACAACAACAAAAAGATTATCCTGGTTATTTACCAGAAAATATGACAAAAAATATGGTAATTGATAGCAAAAGAAAAATCGCAAATGCTTATATATCAGGTAACAAAAAAATTGATCCTTTAAGTACGATGAATGATATCATGGAAAAAAGTAGTTTTTATAAAAGCCTTGGTTTAAGTGATAAAGATCTTACACTGCACTACCAAGAAGCTGCTAAAACATATCAGCAAATGGCTATAAAAGATGTTAAAACTATTATTGCAATTCTTAAAGATGATTTAGATAAAATTCAAATGAATGGTGGTTCTTTAGATTCTAGCTCATTAGCCAAACTTAGTGTTGATGATTATTCACATGATGATTTTATATTAAAACTAGCAATGATTGCACCTTGGTTTGGTGATAATTTAGCAAGTGGTAGAAGAACACACCAAGGTGAATCTCAACTTACAGCAGTTGAAGAAGTTGACGGTATGACTTATATATTTCCGACAATAAGATGGAATGGTATTAACTATACTACATATGAGGATTCTTTTGAAGCTTTAAATGTAGCACTTGATAACGGAGATGCAATACCTGTTAAAGATATACAACAAGGAAATAGAATTAGTAAACACATGTCGAGGTTATTATCATGGCAAAAATAACTACATACGATGCAACTAAAAGTATTAATCCACAACTATCTATGCCTCGATCTCAAGCAATGGATATGGTATTTCAAGCGCAAAATAGCGTTGTAAATAACTTAACTGAACTTGGAAGTACTATTATAAATATAGATGATACTATGCGAGGAGCTCAAGCTACTGGAGATATTATAAACAAAGGTAGTATGTTAGATAGTAATAAAATAGCACAATTAAGTAGATTGTATGATGGTTATCAAATGGATAGATTACAGAATCTCGATACCGCAAATGAAAAATTAAATCAAATGGCTACAATGATTGATCCTGAAGGAGCTCTTGTAGAAAAATTAGGCGGTTTACAAGCCACAACAAGAGATAAGGCATTAGCTACTGCTTATCAAAAACTTACAACTAATCATGCATTAAAAGTAAAAGATCCAGGAGAATTTTATTTAAGAAGGCCTGATGTTTTAGCTGTAACTAAAGGAGATGGTACACGTACAGATGAACGAGATGAAGCCATGATAGATGAACAAATTAAACATGGGGTATCTCCTAGTAAAGTAAATGTATTAACAAATACAGAAGCTAAAGCGATGGTAACTTCTTTAATGTCAGAACCTGATCCTGATAAAGCTAGAATGATGTGGCAAAATATTGTACAAGACCCTCAATATGATAGGGTATTAAGACAACTAGGAGAAAATGGTTTACCATCATCTTTAAAGATGTTAGCTCATATAGATATAAGATATAACACGGCTATATTTAATGCGTTAAAAATAACAGATGATCAAGTAACAGATTACTATGCTGGTAAAGTTGAGAGAAATCCTAATGATATTAAAGAAGCTGTAGATCCTGTGATAGAAGATTTTTTCAATGCATTAACAGGTGGTAATATGATGAAACAAATGGCTATTACTCCTGATATAAGAACTATGGTTGAAAAGTTAACATTTACTTTAATGACTACTCAAAACCTTAGTGAAACAAATGCTGCTCAAAAAGCAGTAGACATAATAAAAGAAGGATTTGATGTACAAGATGATGATGTAGGACAATATGTATTACCAAAAGCTCAAGGATTAGATGCCGATCTTATACACGGTAGATTAACTGGTATTAAATATAATCCGCTTGCCTTTGATAAAATGTGGAAAGAAATAAGTCCTAAAATTCCTGGTACCGCTCTAGAAAGTTTACAACTTGACATAGAAAGTAGAGGTATGATATTTAAAGAATTTGTACAAGAAAATATGAGATTTGTAAATGCAGATGATACAGGTGATGGTTTCTATATATTATTAGATATGCCAAATGCAGCTCTAGCACAACCTCTTGCTGATGAATTAGGTAGGCCTATCACTATAGGTTTTAAACAATTAGAAAAATATTCAGTACCTAGTATATTTGGAGATGATTAATGCCGTCGTTTGACTCAGGCTTTAAAACACAAGTAGATACAACTTTCTATGGTCGAGGTCTAGATTACTTTGAACCATCGGCTGGTAGTGTTACTAATGCAGCTATAGAACAAGGTTGGAGATTTACTGGCTTTGATAGTATTGAGAGAAGTACAGAAGCTGGTATATTAGAAGGAATAAGAAAAACACAAGAAATTTTAAGATCTGGTAGAAAACCCTCAGCTTTTGAAAAATTAAATTATCAAGATCCATCTGGCCCTAATGCTGAATATTTAAAAAAGAAATATGATATTAAAGAATTTGATTTAAAGGATAAAAACTATCTTAACGAAAAATATGGTGATACAGGATTAAAATTTGAAAATGATATGCTTGACATAGAAGCTAAAATACTCTATGAAAAGAAAAGAGCTGAAATAAAAAATAATTATATTATGTCACAAGCTGAAGGCGGTCGATTTGCAAAAGGCATGTTGATCAATATGGGCATGGCAATGTTAGATCCTGTAAACTTAGGTTTACTATTAATACCAGGGGCTATTGGAACTAAAGGATCTAATATGGGCTGGAAAAGTCAAGCTTTTTTAGGTGGAGCTAAAGCAGGTGCTATAGGTAGTGCAGCTATCGAAGCAGTAATTTATCCAGTTGCTCAATCTGAACAGGCTGACTATACCATGTATGATTCACTTATAAATATAGCCTTCGGTTCTGTAGCTAGCGGTGGTTTACAACTAGGCGGAACAGGTTTACAACGTATGGCAGCAAAAAGACTTGCTATAAAACAGCTAAAAAATGACGAAAATATAGATGTTGAAAATATATCAAGTACTATCTTAGAAGAAGCTGAAGGTGATGTTAAGGCAGAAAATGTAAAAGGTTTAGATGTTGATGAATTAAGTGATGAAATAGGACAATTAAAACAAGCTATTAAAACAAAAAAAGCTAGAGATACTAGGATTAAAAATAAAGAGATAAAAGACTCATTTACTCGAGAAGTTTTAGGTCTTGAACCGGGAGAAAGAATAACATTTGGTGAATTGACTGATGCTGAATTAGATGCTATTAAAAAAGCAAATATCGGAGGTTCAACTGTTGTTAGAGGTATGCAGAAAAATAAAGCAGAATTAGATGATGCTTTAGCCCAACTTGAAGATAAAACTGCAAAACTTAAACAAGCTAAAAAATTTAGAGAAGAAAATCCTGATAGTTTAGATCTTGCTGAACAAGAATTACAAGATTTAAATATAAGATTAAAAAAAGCTGTAAAAGCCGGTGATAAAGATCTTGAAGAAGAACTAATAAAAATGATAAAGTCTCATAAAAAAACAGCTGCTGAAATAAAAAAACAAGGCGCTACTAATAAAAGAGAAGATTTAAAGGCTAAAAATCCTAAAGACTTTATGGACGATATTAATGCCCAAGCAAATAAAAAAGATAGTAATTCAGATTCTAATGTTCCAGATAAAGATTTAGATAGTGACTATAAAGCAATAACAAGAGATGAAGAACTTGAAATACTAGAAGAGATGTTGTTAGAAAAACTTGAAGGTATTACTGATCCAAAAGTTAAAGCTAAATTTAAAGAACAGATTAATGAAATTAAACAAGATCAGTTAACTGAAAAAAATTTAAAAGATTTAGATTCAGAAGTTGGTAAATATATTGAATGTAAAATATTTGTAGGTAAAACATAATGGCTAAGAAAAACTGTAATTTATCTTTTGATGAAGCACTACAAGCACTAGGACTACGTTTATCCAATGAAAATAGAAATACATTTGCAAAAATAGTTGATGAACTTATAGAAAAAGCAAATGGTATAGCTGATGAAACTAGAAAAAAAGCTTTTATTAAAAAATATAGAGATATGTTAATTAAAGAAGTTGATGAAGCAGAAAAGGTGCGTGTTAAAAATGCATTAATAGATGCTGCTATAGAAATTGAATTAACCAGAGAGCTTGATGCAAACGAAAATTTATTTGATGGATTACAATCAATGCTTGTTGGTAGTGTTAAAGGTGACAAAGGTGCTGGATATTCTATTGATGCTATACAAAAAGCTATATTAGATAGTCGTTTTGGTCTTATGGCCAAGAAACTAAGAGCTGCTGGTGTCGAAGATGCTGCTATGAGTGGTAAGCATGATGATGATATTATTAGAGAAGCTTATGAATACCGTAACAGTAAAAAAGGTGTAAAAGGTGCTCAACCCGGTAAAACAGGTAATGAGACTGCTATAAAAATAGCTCCTATACTTTCTGATATTTTAAATGAAATAGATAAAGATCTTATTAGAGCAGGTGCCTTAAGAAATTTAAATGATACTGGAACATTCTATAGACAAACACACGATAGAACCAGGATATTAGAACAAGGGGAAGAAGCTTGGATTAGGTATGTATTAGACAATGATTTAGTAGATGTTGATCGTACATTTGGTGCAGATGATCCTGCTACTGTATTGAGTAGTATATATGCTTCTATAAGAGACCAGCAAAATATTGTATCTGAAGGTGCTAAATTAGAAGTCACTGGCTGGGGTTCTATATTAGCAAGACAAGAAAGATTAAAAGGATTAACTGGCAGATATAATATAGCAAGAAGAGCAAGTCGTGAACCTATAATCTATTTTAAAAATGCAGATGCTCAAATACAATATAATGAAAGATTTGGTAGACGCGGTTTAATACAGAGTATTATTTATGATCTGGAAACTCAATCACGAAATTTAGGTTTAATGCAAAGATTAGGTACTAATCCTAGAGCAATGTTAGCAAAGCTAAAAAGACACGCTAAAACTACATTAAGTAGAAGAATAACTGCTGCTGAAAGAGCTGGCGATACTAAAAAAGCTAAGAAATTATCTAAAGGGTTAGCCCAAATAGATAAAACTACATTAGACAGATGGATGGATACATTAGACGGGACATCATTAAGAATTTCAGGAGATGGTTCTGCTTTTTCAGCTGCAAGTATTGGAGCTTTTTTAAGAGCAATACAAGTTATGTCAAAACTAGGTGGTGCTACACTCGCTGCTTTTACTGATATTCCTTTATCAGCAGGTGAATTAATGAGTCAAGGTATTGGTTTTGGTAAAGCTTTTGGATCAGGCTTTAAATCATTACGTAGAGGACGTGGTAATGATGAAATTAAAAAAGTAGCTAACTCTATAGGTTTAGGTTTAGATGGAATGTTAGGAGCAATACACGCTAAATTTGGTGCAACTGATTCTGTTCCAGGTGCCTCTACTAAATTAATGCAAAAATTCTTTAAATATAACCTTATGTCTTGGTGGAATGATTCACATAGAACAGGAATGGCATTAACTATGTCTCATAACCTAGCTTCTTTTAGAAAAATAAGGTTTGCTGACTTACCTGATCGAGTACAAGAAATGTTTA